GATGGACTGTTGATGTGCTGACTGAGATCGAATCGAAACGAATGTGGCCTTGGTTTGAAGTTTATGATTCTGACGGATCGCGGTTTGAGGTCAATGGACCATTGACAAAAGACTCATTCGAGAAAGCCAGGCAATCGAAATGAGCGCGGAAGCAAACGGTTTAACGGGGTGGGTACTCGCAGGGATAGGTGCTATCGTGTCAACACTTTTAACTGGCGTTGTTACCTTGTTTCGCTTGCGAGAATCGGAGAATGCGCAAGCGATCAGTAAGCTTGAACACAACCTAATTGCAATCAACGGCAAAGCGGACAAGTGCGAAGAAGATCGCCATTCTTTATTCACGTCCTGCGAAGTCATGAAAATCAAGCTAGACGTACTAGAAAAGCGGGTGAGTTCGATTGACAACAACGGAACGGACTTCGCTAGAAAGCATGAGGGCAGTCGATGAGTGCAGCAGTACGCAATCTCTACATTGAACAAGGTGCAGATTGGGCAGAGGACTTCCAAATCTTAGACGAAGATGGAGTTGCTGACGACCTCACTGGATGCACCATCGAAGGCAAAGCACGCGACGGAGAATTACGCAGTTCAACTGTTGTTTTTTCGTTCACATTTACCGTCAATACGACCGAGGATCGAATCTACGTTACGGTTCCAAAAGCAACAACGACAGCAATCACAACGCTTGGGGCAAAGCCAACTGATAAGGCGTCAACGTACTACTACGACTACGAACTCACGCGGCCTGGCGGACTTACCGAACGCATTCAAGAGGGCAAAGTGCTAATGAGCCGGGAGATCACCCGATCATGACGAGCTACACGCTGCAAGTACAACCTCGTGCCAGCTACACAATCGAGTATTCGAACCAACGAGGACCGCAGGGAGCGACTGGGCCAGCGGGTGCAGCAACTACTGACGCTTCGCTACTTGTCTCAGGCACGCTTTCAGACGCTCGATTGTCAGCTAATGTTTTGCTCGCATCGTCAATCGGCGTTTCAGTACAAGCATGGGACGCAGACCTAGACGCTATCGCAGCACTTGCGACGACTGCCACAGGCAGGGCGTTACTCACCGAATCGGTCGCGCAGACGGGCACAGGTGCGTTGGTTCGTGCGGCTGGACCTACGCTAACGGGAACTACGAGCGTTGCAACTTTAACAGCATCGGGGACGGTAACGGCTGGAACGCTACGAAGCAATCTAATACAGCGAAACTCAGGCGATACGACACTGGTTTTGTATAACGCAAACTTTGGTGTTGCTGGTTTTTGTATCCAGGGACCGAGCGGAAGTTACACAAACTCGTCTGGAGTTACGGGTTTTTTGAATATAAACCCGATTGTTAATCAAACGGGAACGGCAGGATCTACGGACATTCAGATCAACCGTACCGAAACCGCTCTCGGTTCTGGCGTGCACAACTTTGCAAATTTTCAGGTCGGTGGAACAACGCGATTTCGCGTGTCTAATGCAGGCGCAATACAAGTAGGTAGCACTGGCACTCTTGTTACCTCGATATTATCAGCAACAGCCACGCTAGACTTTGGCTCAATCGGTTCCAACGGCACAGAGACGCTGACGATCACAGTCACAGGTGCAGTCGCCGGTGACAGCGTATTCTTGGGCTGTCCAGCGGGATTAGATGCGGGATTAGTTTTCTGCGCATCGGTGACAGCGGCAGATACGGTAACGGTCCGTATGCATAATTCATCGGGTGGCTCCGTCGATCCAGCTTCAGGTACATTCAGAGCAACGGTAATAAGGTTCTAAAATGAGCGTAGTTTTTACGACAATTGACAGCATCGCAATCGATGGAATCCCAGCGGGAAACATTGTTGACGTTATCAGCAATCACGCACCAAAACGTGCTGAAGTGCTTGCGGCTTATCGTGTGTTTGTTGAGGCAGAAAAGGCAGAGTTGGAAGAGGCAAACGCAACCATTGCCACGCTACAAGCCAAGGTAGCAGACCTCGAACAGTACCGACCATTCAACCCACGCATTCTAAAGGGTGAAGCGTTCTATAACCGCGTCTCAAAAGAGGACATGGTAACGCTGCTTGCTTCAGACAACCCAATGCTAGTAACAGTTGGCAAGACTATTGAAGCATACCGAGCTCATCATTGGCCGGTTGTCATGGACTCGACTGACTTCATTAACCTCGTTGGCTATGTAATGCAATCGGGGGTATTCGATGAGGCTGAAGTCACAGCAATCATGCGGGATGCGACGAGAGAGGAAGCGTACAGTGCTTAACGACGACGACTACCAAGGCGACACCAGGCCGATGCTGGCGTTCATGCTTGTATCGCTGGGGACGCTGGTGGTTTATTTGTTGCTTTGGGGGTTGGGGTGATGATGGCACAGGGGGTGGTTGAAAAGTACACACCTTTTGCCCAGCGACCGCCTTGCATTGGTTCCGTAAACTGCCACAAATTTGGAGACTTGGCCTGAAAAATGAAACTTTGCCGCTGCGGTCGAGTCGTAAAGGACAGGTGCTTGGTGTGCAATCCACCACGAAAGCACACTGGCACAACAAAGGATCGCGGGTACTCAAACGACCACAGGAAGGCAAGCGAGATTTACAGAACGTTACATCCACTTTGCGAGTGTTGCGTGAAAAAGACAGGAGTTTTGCACGCTAATACGAGCGAAGAGATGCACCACATCGAAGCGATTGCAGACAACCCGATGAGGCGAATGGATCGAGGTAATTGGTTGGCGGTTTGTCGTCCATGTCACGAAGAGTTGGAAGGCGACAAGATAAGCGGGATGGTGGTTAAACGTTGGAGCGAAAAACACTACGAGGATGCGTTAAATGGTCAAGGGTAGAAAGCCTTTAGCAAGTGCAGCACACAGGGCTAGCGGTGCGTACAAAAAGAATCCAGCACGCGAGAACAAGCACGAACCGAAAGCGGTTGAAGGTGTGCCTAGCAAGCCTGCGCACATTGCCTCCGATACACACGCAAGCGGCTATTGGGACCATGCAGTTTCGCAACTCGTTGAAATGAAAATGATTTCCAAGGCTGATCGATCAATTTTGGAATCGTTTTGTGAAGCCATGTCACTAAAGCGAGCCGCATTTGAATGCAAGGATTACACCGCTTGGTCGAAAGCATGCTCGCAGGCCAAGGGGTGCATGATCGAACTTGGGTTGACTCCATCTGCACGAAGTCGATTGGTAGTAAAGGAACCAGAGATCGAGGACGCATTTAGCCAATGGATGGCGGGAAGTGGTGCGAGTGATAACTAGCGGAACCAGAGCTAGAGTCCAAGAATATATCGATGGGGTTCTGGATGGGACCATCATTACGTCGAAGCGAGTTCGTGAAGCAGTCCAGAGACACGTTGACGATTTGACCAAGCAAAGTACAGAAGAGTTTCCATACCACTTTGATCAACAGCACGCACAACAGGTCTGTCAGTTCTTTCCGTTGGTTCTCAAACACTCGATTGGCGAATTTGCAAGGATGCCTTTTGAGCTGTCACCGTTCCAGTTGTTTTGTACTTGGGTGATATTTGGTTGGAAGCGAAATGCGGATAACTCGAGACGATTTCGCAAAGTCTACATCTCGATGGGACGGAAGAATGGCAAGTCATCTTGGATCGCTGGCTTCTGTCACTTCCTGGCATGCGGCGACATTGACCCGGCGACAGGCGAACCGGAAGCAGTCGGGCAAATTCTTTTGACTGCAACAAAGAAGGAACAGGCAAAGGTTGTTTACTCGGAAACTGAACGCATGCGGCTGCAATCTCCTGCACTTGTGAAGATGTCAGGCGTCAAGTACGAGACGATCACTTACAAGCACAACCAGAGCTACATCCGAACGGTTGGAAGCGATAAGCCTTTCGACGGACTGAACCCACATTGCGTAGTAATGGACGAACTGCACGCTTGGCAAGAGCATCACAGACCGTTCTATGACACGATGGTAACAGGCTCAGGATCGCGTACACAGCCACTACACCTGATTATCACGACAGCAGGAGACGACCTTTCGCACCTGTGGCTTGACGATTACCGATATGCTTCATCTGTCGTCAAAGGCGACTTCAAAGATGAGACGCTTTTTGCTTTTATCTGCGAACTTGACGAGGAAGACGATCCAGCTGACGAGTCTTGCTGGCCAAAAGCGAATCCTAACCTTGGCGTCTCGGTCAAGTGGGACTACTTGCGACAACGCTGGAGCGAAGACAAGCACACTGCACTTGGCGTCAATCGCTTCACACGATACCACGGCAACAGGCTTGTCACATCGACCACAAAGGCGTTTCGCGTTGCTGAGTGGGACAAGTGCGAGAAGGAGTTAAGCGACTGGACGAAAGCCGATGCGGTTGGAGCTGGCGTTGACTTAGGATCGCGGGATGACTTGGCGGCGTTTGGACTTTGTGCAAGATTCTTAGTTAAATATGACGGTGATACTCCTGTCTATCGGTACGAGGTTCGATCGTTTTCGTTCATCGCGAGCGACAGCGTTAGAGACTTAACGAAGATGCCTTTCGCGACTTGGGTTCATTGCGGGCTAATTCAGAAAAGCAAGTATCCGATTAGTGACCTGCAATCGCAACTGATTCAAGCTTGCAACGATTACGGAATCAAGACAATTGCATACGATCCGTACAATGGACAACAACTTGGCGAAGCACTGGCAGAGGAGGGTTTAGAGGCAGCACGAGTCCCTCAAAATCAAACAAACTTTAATGAACCTATCAGAAATTTTCAGCAAGCAATTGTTGACGGACGCCTCTCACACGATGGAAATGCTTTACTCCGATGGTGCGTTGGAAACGCAGTTATCAACGCCAACAGCAATGACCACTGGATGTACGACAAAAAGACCTCTTCCGAAAAAATCGATCCGTTGGTTGCGGTCACTATGGCATTTAGAATTGCTTCACATGCGGCTCAAAGACCAACCGGCAACTTCTACATTGCATAAAGGAAAAACATGCTTAACTTTCGAAAGTACTTGATGCAGTGGATGGGCGTTCACGACGAGAACGAAGTCGATCGTTACGAACGGCAGACGCTTGCCGATTCGTTATCGCTTCCTCCTGTTTGGTATGCACACAACAAGATTTGCGGAGACATTGGCATGTTGCCAGTTGACGTAAAAAGAGTGCGCGGCCAAGGTGCAGTAACCGATGAGAAGCACGATGGATACAGATTGTTTCGAGAGCAACCAAATATGCTGCAATCACCTAGCGTGTTCAAGGAGCAACTGTTTTCCCATGCAATAATGTACGGCAACGGACGCTCCGCAATTATTAGGGAAGGTGAGCGAGTCAAGGAATTGATTCCTTTGCTGCCAGATCGAACGCGAACAGTCCTATCAGATGGCATCAAATACCACATAACAAAGCCAAAAAAGGACGATGATTTAGATACTTTTGTGAATTGGGAGAAGAATCAGGACGAATACATCGTTTTTCCTGACGCAGATGTTTTGCACATCCCAGGCTTTTCGTTCAACGGGCTGGAAGGAATTGGCCTGTTACAGATCGCTGCATCCACGTTCTCTATCGGTGTTGACTCACAGTCGCACGTTCGCAACCAGTTGAAAAAAGGATTCCGAGGCAAGATTTTCCTGGAAGCTCCTCCAGGTGCGTTCCGAAAAGAAGAAGACGCCAAGGAGTTCCTCAGTTCATTCAATAAGTCTGAAGGCGGTCCAGAGAACGCAAGCAAGGCTGGCTTGCTTCGTGAGGGTATCAAGGCTAACGCGGTCAACATGACCAACACGGACGCGCAGTTTGTCGAGCTACAGAAGTTCACTCGGCAAGATGTTGGCTTGTTGTTCGGTATCGACTCGATGCCTGGCGATGGCGACAGCGTTTCCTACAACTCGTTAGAGCAAAAGAACATCGCCTACATGATCGCACTTGATCGCTGGCTAGTAAAACTGGAAGAACAATGCGACATCAAACTTCGAACGCCAACACAAAAGCGATTGCGTTCCCACTACTTCAAGGTGAATCGGGCAGCAATTCTTCGAACTGACACCAACACGACGAAAGACGTTCTCACTTCCTACGTCATCGCCAAGATCATGAACCGAAACGAAGCACGCGCTAAACTGGACCTTAACCCAGTCGAAGGCGGCGATGTGTTTGAGAATCCAGCAATTACTCCAGGCGATCCTTCCAGCAGCGATTCACAAGACGACAACGAAGTGCCAGAAGACGAAACCGTTGGCAGCAACGCACGAGCAGTGGAAGAGATGGTACGAAGTCTTATCAGTCGAGAAGCAAATGATGCTATAGCAGGGACAAGAAGACGTATCTTTTGTGACTGGATTGACAACCACTACGCCAAGTGGGAGACAAAATTTGCTGATAAATTAGAATCAATCGGTATTGACCGAGACTTAGCAAGAATCCATTGCGACAAAAGCCGTGAAATGCTTTTGCAAGTGGCTCAGGAATCGACGCAAGACACGTTAATGGTTAACGTCACCGCACTGGTAAAAGACTGGAAGAACCGAGTTTATTCAATCACAGGAGTCAACGCATAATGATAACCGTCAAAGCAGAAACCAACGAATTGTATATTGATGGCGCGATCGGTTCGGACTGGATGAGCGAAGGAGTCACGGCAAAGGCTGTGGGCGAATCGCTAGCAACCATCAAGGGCAGGGCTAAGATTCGCATTAACAGTCCAGGTGGATCGGCCGACGAAGGCATCTCGATTTACAATATGCTGAAGCGTCATCCTGGTGGTGTGGATACTCACAACGAGGCACTGGCCGCATCGTCAGCCTCAATCATCTTCATGGCCGGTGACAAACGGACGATGGAGCGCGGTGCAAAGCTGATGATTCATTGCGCCCATTGTGTAGCCATCGGAAACGGTGCGGAGTTGCAAAAGATGGCAGAGGTCTTGTCGGTTTATGATGCGTCAATGGCTGAAATCTACGCTGATGCAATGGGTCTGCCATCGGATGAAGTGCTTGCGTTGATGTCGGAAGAGACTTGGTACGATCCAGCAGCAGCTCTCGCGTCTGGACTGGCGACAGACATTGCACCAACCGTTAAACGCAAGACAGCAGCAGCAGCAGCCTGGTTTAAGAATCCTCCTGCTGACTTGTTTGACGAACACGCAATCGAGGAAGAAGGACGAGAAATTGTCAGTCGGATCTCGGCGGCTAAGATCGCGGAAATAAGGGCCAGGATGTAATGGTAAAAAAAAAGGTATTTGTATGCGTCGGTCCCAATACTGGCGATTCAGAAATGCAAGAAATCGCCAAAGGTCACGACGTCTTTTTGATGTTTGAACCATTACCGTCGGCGGCTAAGTGGTTGCGAGATAACAACAAAAACGCAGCCG